TTTTCCAGGCGAATGGGCTTCAAGGTACCCGTAGTGCCGGGCGCGGTGGCGTCGTGCTGCCCTACCAAAAGAGCGGGGACGACCGCAAGCCGATCGAGGCCGTGCGCACTCTATCCGTGCCGCAAATGATAGACGGCAGAGCCCGCGAGACAATCGAGCAGACAATCAACACCAAGCTGGGCGAGCGCTTCAACCACCACATAGAGCGGGCCATGAGATAGCCCACCAAGACCACCCCACACAAGCCCGCCAGAGCCCCGCACACGGGCACCAAAGGCCGAGGGCAAGCAGAGCCACACCACCGGCCACAAAGGCCGCCAGAGGGCCACACAGAGGCCACCACGGGGCACACAAGGCCAAGGGGCAAACGAGCCCGCGCCGAGCAGCCGCGCAAGGTACTGTGAAGCCCGCAAAAGCCCTGCGGTGCTTGCGAGCCCAAAAGACGAGCAGGCTCAGGAATTTTTTTTCAGGCCGTTTCGTTTCGCCAGCCGCGCAGAAAGGAGGTGACGCCATGGCCGAAGCACCGAAACAAAACCTGCAAACCACCGCAATAATAGCAAAACTTTTTGACCTCGACGAGCGACGGGTGCAGCAGCTCGCAAAGTCTGGCGTCCTTCCTGCGGCGTCCACTCGTCCGTACAAGTTCGACCTGCTGCCGACCGTCAAGGCATACATAAAGCACCTGCGGGAACGGGCCAACGGCAAGGAGGCAAAGACGGCTGACACGGCGAAAGCCGAAGCCGACAAACTGCGGGCCGAGGCCGACCTGAAACAGAGCAAAGCCAAGATCGCAGAAATGCAGCTCAAAGAGCTGGAGGGGAAAATGCACCGGAGCGAGGACGTGGAGGCCATGACAAACGATCTCGTGTTCACTGTCCGCAGCATGATAATGGCGCTGCCCGGCCGTCTCGCTATGGACGTTTCGCAGGCGGCCAGCGCGAACGAAGCCTCGGCACTGATCCGCGCCGAGTGTCACAAAATCCTGAACGAGCTCGCGGGCTATCAATACGATCCCGAAGTTTATCAGCGGCGGGTAAGGGATCGCGAAGGCTGGGGCGAAGCGCTCGTAGATGAAGCCGACGACTAAAAAAGCCGCAAGGAAGCTCAACGCAGCCATAGCTCCGGCCGTCCAGAACTTCAAACCGCCGGAGGATCTGACGGTGGCAGAATGGGCCGATAGACACCGCCGCCTATCGCCGGAAACCTCCGCAGAGGCAGGCCCGTGGCGCACGTCGCGCACACCCTACCTCCGGGAGCCTATGGAAGCGTTCACCGATCCAAAGGTGAAAAAAATTGTTATGGTGGCGGCTTCTCAGGTGGGAAAGTCTGAGCTTGAACTGAACATAATCGCGTACATTATCGACCAAGATCCGGGCTCTATCCTCTTTGTGCAGCCGACGCTGGAGGACGCCCGCAAGTTTTCGCGCCTCCGGATCGCTCCCATGATACGGGACAGCCGGGCGCTGCGGGCGAAAGTGTCGGACGTAAAGACGAGGGACTCCGGGAACACGATCCTGCAAAAGTCTTTTCCGGGCGGTATGCTGACGATCACCGGCTCAAACAGCGCCTCCGCGCTGGCTTCCACTCCGGCCCGCTACATCATAGGCGACGAGCGCGACCGCTGGGCCATAAGCGCCGGAACCGAGGGCGATCCGTGGGCGCTGGCAGAGGCCAGACAAACCACATTCTACAACGCGAAAGCCGTTGAGGTATCAACCCCGACAATAAAGGGAGCCTCGAACATTGAGGACAGCTACTACAAGGGCACGCAAGAGCGCTGGTGCCACCAATGCCCGGAGTGCGGCGAGTATGGCGAAATCATATTTGACCGGATCCATTATGAGCACACCGTCAAAAAGGTGCGCGGGAAGAAAATCTACACCATAAACGGCCCGATCACATGGGCCTGCCCTAACTGCGGCTGCATTATACCGGAGGAAACCATGCGGCGGCAGCCTGCAAAATGGATCGCCGAGAACCCGGAGGCATACGCCACCGGCGTGCGCTCCTTCTGGCTGAACGCCTTCTCGTCCCCGTGGACGCCGTGGGAGAAAATCATTCTTGAATTTCTCGGAGCCAAGGACAACCCGCAAAAGCTGAAAGTCGTCTACAACACCAAGTTGGGCGAGCTCTGGGAGGATCGCGGCGGCACAATCGACGAGGACACAATGCTGGCCCGCCGTGAGGACTACGGCACCAATGCCGACGGCTCCCCGGTGGAACTGCCGGAGGGCGTGCTGGTACTCACCTGCGGCGTGGACACGCAGGACAACCGGCTGGAGTACGAAGTCGTGGGCCACGGCTACTACGGCGAAACGTGGGGCATAAAAAAAGGCTACATCATGGGGAAACCGGACACCGACGACGTATGGCAGCAGCTCGACGACGTGATCGAGCATGTGTACCGCTTCAAGGACAGCAAGCGCGGCCTGCGGATCTCAATCACCTGCGTGGACGAAGGCGGCCACTATACCCAAGAGGTGCGCCTGCGCTGCCGGGCCCGGAAAAACAAGCGCGTTTTTGCTATCAAGGGAAAAGGCGGCGACGGGATCCCCTTCGTGACGCCGCCCTCGAAAGTCAAGATCGTGGTAAACGAGCAGGTGATCGGCAAGTGCTGGCTTTACACCTTCGGCGTGGACGCTGGCAAGGAGGCGATCATGTCAAACGTGCGGGTGCAGGAACCCGGCGCGAAATACTGCCATTTTCCGCGGGGCGAGTCCTACGGCTACGACTCGTACTACTTCAACGGCCTGCTGTCTGAAAAGCTGGAGCTCACGCAGACAAAGCGGGGCAATAGCTGGGCGTGGGTGAAGATCCCCGGCCATGAGCGCAACGAGGCGCTCGACTGCCGCAACTATGCGCTGGGCGGCTTCCGTATCATTAACCCAGACATGGAGGCCGTGGAGCGCAGGCTCAAAAGCCTGCCAGAACAGCCGCGGCCGAAACGTGCTGCAGCACCGCAGCAGCGCCGGACAAACGCAGCGGCGCAACTATTTGACGAATGGTAAGGAGGCAACGCCATGAGGCAACGAGAAACAATTCAGGCCGAGCTCACGCAGACACGCGAGCGTCTGGCCCTTTATCTGAAACGCGAGGCCGACATGCTGGACAAAAACGGCGTGCAGAGCTATGGGATCGGCTCCCGCAATCTTCAACATTACAGCACGGCCCTGAAAGATATTCAGGACATGATCGAAAAGCTCCGCGCCCGGATCCGGGAGCTG